ATGAAGGTGATCGTCGGGGCGCTGGGCGTCGTTCTGCTGTGCGCGGGGTGCGGGTCGGAGCCTGAACCGGCGCCGACGGTCACGGCCACCGTCAGCGTCACGACAACCGCTACGACGACCGCCACCGTGACGGCCGCCCCCACGACGCCCGAGGTCACGCCGCCGAGCACGGAGACGACCGCGCCGAGCCGCGCCTCGTCGATCCCGTCACCGGACTCCGGCCAGAGCCGAGAGCTCCTCGCCGCGCTGGCGGCGATCGACCCGGGGCTCGGCGACGACCGGAACGTCGACCGAGCCCGTAACACGTGCCAGGCGTTGCTCGAAGGTCGGAGTGTCGACTCCATCGTCTCGATCACGCAGCAGCGCTTCGAGGGCGGCACGGTGCCCAGTCTGAGCGAGCGCCAGGTGCGCCAGATCATCAAGGTCATCCAGGACAACGGCTTCTGCGTGAAGTGACGCAGCTGCCTGCGCTCAGCGAGGCGGCGCGGCGAGCGGTTTGTCGAACCAGCGCCGGAGGCTGACGCCGAAGACGCGCCGTCCGTCGATCCGGCTCGCGGCGCCGGCGCCGGCCGCCCAGGTCTGCCACCCGTCGTCGGCGAGGGCCTGCGCCCATGCCTCGATGTCGCCGTCGCCCGGTCGCCACTGAAAGGTGCGGTAGACCCAGCCGCCCGGCCGCTCGCTGCTCATCGCAGCAGGGTAGGCGGATGATCTGACGCCCTCTCTTTATTGTCGTACGACAAGTCATGCAGTACACTTGACTTGTCAGCAACCGAGAGGAGGTAGGAAGATGGACAAAGAGATGCGCAAGATCGCCAAGGCGCTCGAGCAGCAGGGCTTCGACGTCAAGGTGACGAAGCGGGGCCACATCTCGGTGAGCAAGGACGGCCGCTTCGTGGTCGTGTTCGCCGGGACGCCGAGCGACTGGCGCTCCATGCGCAACGCCCTCGCCGCCATGAAGCGGGCCGGATTCGTCTGGCCGCCGAAGCGGTAGCGAGAAGGGCCACCGGGGGCAAGGGAACTGCCCCCGGTGGCCCGGGCGGTCTCCATCGTGACACACCCAGCAGAGACGGAGCAGAGCATGACCCAGCACTACGTCATCGAGGCCGAGACGGCCGCGCGCGACGAGGACGTCGCCGACTCGTGGATCGACGCCCTCGCACCCTGGCACGGCGTCGTCCGGGCCGGCCCCACCGGCAACCTGGTCGCCGTCATCACCCTGCCCGCCGACGACCTCCGGCAGGCCACCGCCACCGGCCTCGGCATCCTCGCCCAGGCCATCGACGACGAGGTGCTCGCCGTCACCGTCCAGCCCGAGGCGATGCGCGACGAGCGCGCCGGCTGGGCCCCGGTGCCCGAGCTCGTCTCCGTCGCCGAGGCGGCCGAGCAGCTCGGCGTCAGCCGGCAGCGCGTGCTTCAGCTGATCGATGCCGGCCGGCTGCCGACGGTGCGCGTCGGGAAGGTGCACGCCGTGCTCGCCTCGGCGCTGACGAGCTCTAGCGACTGAGCTCGGGCCACGAAGGCGCACCCTCTTGGCTGGAGCAGGAAACGCGCGCGCCGCCGAATCCCGCGCTTGTCGGTGGACGGTGCCAGCATCAGCGCTATCGTGAAGCGATGGGGCAGGCGGGAGAACGACCGATGATGACAGCCGAGACGATCAAGTACGAGCTCGAGGGCCGGGTGCTCGACCTCGGCGAGTCCGTGGGCAAGCGGCACGTCAGCGTGCGCTGGGAGCCGGCTCCTCGCATCGTCAGGGTCGGGCTGATGATCGAGCACTACGACTGGGACAACCGAATGGAGGCGATCCGGCTCCTCCGCAGCTTCGAGCGCGCGCACGTCGACGAGTTCGCTGTCGAGTACGACATCGTCCCGCTCGAGGCCGTCACCAACGAGGCCTACGCCGAAGCCTGATGGGGACGCGCAACTGGCATCTCAGCCGCGCCAAGCATCACAAGGAAGTCGCAGACCACCTCCACCGCGAGGGGTTCGATGACTGGGCGGCGGTCGCCCTCGCCTACGCGGCGCACCAGTGGGTGCACTCCGTGCTCTCCGGCGAGCCGGGGCTCCGCAAGGACGAGAGACACCCGCGGAAGCATGTCTCCCCGCCTGGCGCCGCACATGGCGGACGGGGAACGAACCAGCTCGTCGATGCCCTCTTCCCCGACGACGAGGCCATCGCCTACGCCTCGCTCTTCGAGGCTGGCCGCCGCACGAGGTACGACATCGTGAAGCTGGGCGACAACGGCTACATGCTGCTCGAGATGCAATTCAGGCAGCTGAAGAAGTACTGCGAGCACGTCAACGCTGGCCGGCCCGACCGCCGAGCCGAAGAGCCGTGATCTGGTCGGCATGACGAAGCCGCCCCCGTCGACCTCATCGGGTCGGCGGGGGCGGCTTCTCACTGCGGGCTCAGACCACCTAGGTCACCTCGTCACCTCGTCACAGACCGGCCGGGTGAAGGCGTCCGGCGCCGTCGCTGCGTCAGTCCTTGACGGAGTCGGCGACGACGACGAGACGGTCGGCGTGCCGGGCGACGTACTCCGCCTGGGGCTCGCCGGTGGGCGTCTTCGTGTCGGTGCGGACGAAGGCCGCGACGAGGGGCAGGATCGCGACGCCGGCGGCGAGGATGTCGAGGGCGTGCGAGGACTGCCCATCGGTCAGCACGCCGGCCGCCTTCAGGGCGCCGACGACGACCGCGGCCGCCGCGTAGAGCTTCGTCCAGTTGCCGGCGCGCGCCTTCACCGAGGCGAGCACGAGCGCGGCGAGGTCGACGACAGCGACGACGACGCCGACCCAGCCGGTGACGAGGCTGTCGGTCGCGACGCCGAGCGCCACGAGCAGGACGCCCACCGCGCCGAGCAGGCCGTAGAGCGCCTTCCGCTTCGCCGTGTCGAGCAGCCACGCCCCGACGAGGGTCAGGTCGAGGCGGCTCACTGGGTCACCTCCGGCGCGGCCGGGCGCACGGTGAGGGTGGCCTCGATGTCGACCGACTCGGCGAGGGCCTCCTCGAGCGCGGCCTTGACCTCGTCCTTGGTCAGGGCCTTGCCCTTGAGGGCCTGCGCCTCGGCGAGCTTGCGCGCCTGGATGGCGTTGTCCCGGGCCTCGAGAGCCCATCGCATCGACAGCTCTTCCGAGCGGGGGATGGCGACGAGCTGCTCACGCTCGCCGAGCATGGGCGCGGGCACGACCTTGGCGCTGAGCAGCGCGTCGACGAGCTCCTTGACACTGGGCATGTCGTCCTCCTGGTTGAGGTGCTGGATGAAGCGGGCGATAGGGAAGGCCCCCGGGTCGCCGTGGTCGTTCTCGGGGGCGTGCTGGTGGCCGCAGATGCCGCGTGCCGTGTTCCACTCGGTGAAGCTGAGACGCTGCCCACCCTTGGACCCGTAGGACTTGGGGTAGGGCAGGAACGGGGCGACGGCGCGGAATGGGATGCGGAAGCGCACGAGGGTGGGCCGGACGAACTCGGCGAGGGCGGAGAGCACGACGTCGTCGGCGTCGGGCCAGTAGTAGAGCTCGTCCTTGCGGGACGGGTCGCACGTCCCCATGAGCTCCAGTTGCCACACGCCGCGCCGGTTGGTTTCGACTCCGCCTGGGCGGTTGGCGAGGGACTTGCCGACGTCGGTGGGCGGGCGGTGAACACGGACGGCGATGCCCTTGCCGGGGATCGGCTTCACGGTGACGTGGGGAGCCTCACCACCACCGGCGTACGGCGGCCAGCCCCAGACCTCGGTCGTGTGGATGAGGCACAGGTCGGGGTCAGGCTGACGGCTCGCCGTGAAGACCTGCGAGGTGGTGTCGACGCTGATGGTGCCGGGCATGACCGCCTCCTGGGGGGCAGGGCTGAGACCCCGTCGGGCGACGGGGTCGGGATGGGGCGGGTCAGACGGCGCCGGGCTCGCGGTCGTGCAGCAGGCGCAGCTCGTCGGAGACGTGCGCGAGCTCGTCGGACAGCTCGGCGAGCCGGGTCTTCAGCTCGGCCACCTTGCTCTCGAGGTCGCCGATCCTCCGGTCCTTCGCGTCGGACGCCTTGCGCTCGGCCTCGAGGGAGCCCTCGAGCCGGGCGATGGTCTGGGCGTCGGCGGCGCGGCTGGTCTCGAAGGCGCGTTGCATGGCGACCATCTCGGCCTCGATCGTGGCGATGGACGAGGTCTTCGCGCGGTCGGGGGTGGTCTGCTCGTCGAGGTCGGCCGCGGCCTCGGCCCGGCGCGCCTCGGCGTTCTTCTGCCGGCGGTCGCGGACGTAGTAGATCGCGACGCCGGGGAGGCCGACCGCGGCGGATGCGCGAGCGATCCAGTCGAAGATGTCGGAGATGGTCACCGTCGCCCCCTCGAAGCGATGGCGCCCCCTGCCGTCGAAGCCAGGAGCCGGACGAGCTGGACGAGGGCGATCGCGAGGAAGAGCCCGCCGACGATCTGGGCGCGCGCGCCTGGTGAGCCGAACAGCGTGGCCGCGTAGGTCAGGCAGCCGAGGCCCACGAGCATGAGGCCGCCTCGCTCGACCGTGCGGTGTGCGCGCAGCATCCCGAACAGGACCAGCGTGCCGCCGGCGAGCAGGGTCACCGACCACATGATGAGCAGCGGCACACTGAGGACCCGGGCGATGGTCCCCGGCTCGCCGAGGGCGAGCAGGCTGGTGATGCCGACGACGATCATCGCGACGTTGAGCATGATGCGCTCGGGGTTGAGGACGAGCGGCCCGGGCAGGCGGGTCGTCACGGCGAGGGCGAAGCGTTGGGCGCGCGTCAGGGGCGGGCCGTGCTGGGGCTCGGTCACTGGGGGTCCACCTTGAAGGGGAAGCGGTTCGCGGACAGGGACTTCACGAAGCGGTCCCACGACGAGGGGGCGCAGTGCGCACGCTGCTCGGCCATCACGGCGTCGATGACCTCCTGCGTGAGCGGGACGCGGGGCGGCGGGCCGGCGAGAATCGGCATCAGCGCAGCACGTCCGCGCCGGGCTCGGTGAGCACGTCGATGCCGACCGGGCGCCACCCGCCCGCGGACGCGGCGAGGAGCTGTGCCTGGCGGACGTCGATGCGGACGGTCGCCTCGGGCGAGGTCCGCCCGAGGCTGTCGGTCACGGTGAGGCCGAAGACGTACCACGAGGCCTTGCGCGTCACCGGGAAGCGCACGCGGGGGTTGCGCGCGGCGGGGTTGGACAGCGCGACCGCGCCGGCGGTGGCCGACCGCGAGACCACGCGCCAGGCGTAGGACGCGACCGTCGCCGCACCCTTGGCCGCGCCCGTGCCGGCGAGGCGCATGGCCGAGCCGGGCTGGACGGTGAGGCCCTGCCCGGCGGTGGCCGTGGGGGAGTTGGCCGCGGCGTCGTACTCGCCCCGGATCGCGGCGATGAGCGCCGTCGCCGCCACTGTCGCCTCGCCGCGCACCTCGGCCACCATCGCGTACGGCTTGACGGCGTTCGACCCGAGGATGCCCGCGACGTACGCCGTCGGCTGCTGGGTCGCCTCGCCGTAGACGCGAGAGACCCACGCGACGCCCGCGACCATCGTCGCCTCGCCGTAGACCCGGGCGACCCATGCGGTGCCCGCCATCGGTCAGGAGCCCGTCAGGCTCAGGCGCACCCGGATGTCCGACAGCGACGTCTGCGCCGCCTGGTCGGCGGAGCTCACGGCCTGCGAGAAGGTCGCGACGCCGGCGGTGTTCACGGTGGTGAAGGCCGGGTAGCTGCGGATCAGCGTGGTGCCGTTGTAGAGGCTCACGACCATGCTGAGGGTCGCGGTGCCGGGCGAGCACTGCACGTCGACCTCGAGCTTGTTCAGCGGGGCCGCGAGGGGCGCCATCCGCACCTCGGCGACGGCCGCCGTGCCGGTGAGGCCGATCTTCGCCCGGGTGTTCGGGTCGCTGTCGGAGGTCACGCCGGCGATGGTCGTCCCGCCGTCGAAGGTGGTCCCGGCCGGCACGAGGGTGTCGGCCACGGGCCGGACGCCGACGGTCGAGGTCGCCGGGGCGAGCACGACGGTGATCATGGACGCGGTCGCGGTCGGCTGGTCGGTCGTCCACAGCACCGAGGCGACGGTGCCCGCGGTCGTCGCAGCGTCGCGCTCGGCGGCCATCGACACGAAGCCGAACGTCGCCGCGGCGGAGTCGAGGTTGCCGAGCAGGGTGTGGCCGGAGGCGATGGAGCGCGCCGAGCTCGACGTCGCGCCGTCCTTCGCGGCGTAGAACTGGACGACCTTGGCGTCGGCCGGCATGGACGCGACGGTCGGCGTGGAGTGCACGGAGGCGGTACTCGCCTCGGGGGCCGCGTTGCTGCCCGCGATCGGGCTCGCGCTCGAGGCGCCGGCGTAGACCAGCACGCGCAGGAAGGACTTCGCGGTCGAGGTCGCGGGGACGGTGATGGTCGAGCCGGCGTCCCCGGCCTGCGCGACGCGCTGCCAGACGACGTGCTGCGGGCCGTCGGTGATCTCCTGCACCGGGGACCACCCTGGCGGCGGGGAGTCCAGAGCGGTGCCGCCGACCCACTGCAGCAGCATGAGGTCGCCGACGACGGTCGTGCCCGGGATGGTGACGGACTTCGTGGAGCCGACGGTCGGGAAGTAACCGTCGTTCTTCGTGCGGAGTGCGGGAGGGGTCGCCACGGTGGTCTCCTATGCGCTGATGTCGATGAAGGCTTGGTAGGCCGCGTAGGGCTTGGACGGGTCGACGTTGATGGGCCAGCCCTGGTGCAGCGGCCCGACGGCGTCGCGCACGGTCGTGCCCGCCGTCGTGAACTTCTGATTCCAGAGGTTGCCCATCGTCGTGAAGAGCAGGACGGTGGTCGGCGGCACCGGCACGTCGAGCAGGCGCGTGCAGTAGTCGGTGATCGACTTCGCCTGTCCGCTGCCGTCGAGGTCGGAGGGGGAGAGCGGCCCCCACCCGATCGGCTTCCCGCCGCTGTCGAGCGTCGTCGTGTCGAGCGTCGCGAGCCGGGGGGCGACGCGACGCGGGGCGTTGAACTCGTCGATCCCCCAGCCGTATCCGGGCTGGGTGTAGCCGAGGCGAGCCGCGATGTCGTAGGAGTCCTGGGCCGGGAGCAGCGGCTGGTAGGAGGTGCCGTAGCCCTTGTAGCCGGTCGGCACGCCGCGAGGGTTGTCGTAGGCGTCGTTATGCCACTCCGTCCCGAGCGGCATCTCGGCGGCCGGCACGCTCTCGGAGTCCTTGAGGTTGCCCGCGTCCCACGACGGGTTGATGACCGGGACGATCCGGCCGGCGCCGTTGTCGCCTTCGATGATCGCCTGCGCGAGCAGTCGGTGGGACCGCTTGAAGTCGGCGAGCGAGCCGATGCCCTGCGGCCCTTCTCGCTCGGTGGTGTGGAGGTTGTACTCGTGGTGCATGACGAGCTGGACGTACCAGCCGGACGGGATCGCAGCGGCGAAGGCGCGGAACTGCTGGTAGAGCGAGGAGGCGCTCGAGGTGACCGACGCCGGGTTGTAGGTGACGCTCATGTTCACCCGACGCGACGACTCGACGCCCGCGAGGCCGAGCCCAGCTGCCCTGTAGCACAGGCCGCCCGGCTTGAAGTGGTCACCGTTGGGGTTCAGGAAGGCGCCGCCGTTGTAGCAGCGCGCCATCGGCACGCGGCCCCACCGCTGCATCTTCTGGGTGCCCTCGGAGTCGAGGGTGTTGTAGCCGAAGATCGTCTCGACGCGTGAGCTCGGCGGCTTCGCGACGACCATCTCCTCGGGGTACAGCCATCGGGTGACGCCGGCGGCGTCCTTGCCGAGCTGCTTCAGTCCGAGCCCCATGCTCAGAGCGCCCCGCCGACGATGAGGAAGTCGCCGGGGATGCCGGCGGCCGGGTCCGGCGCGTAGGCGCCCGAGCCGTCCGTCGTGCGGGGCGGCTCGGCGCTGGTGAATAGCTGCCGGTAGAAGACCGAGCGCGTCGCGTCGAGGGTGACGCTCGAGCGCGGCGGGTAGGTGCCGTCCGGGTTCTGCGGGATCGGGTTCATGAGCGTGCCCGCCGGGGGTAGCTGGCTCTGCGGAACCTTGCCGCCCACGAGGTCGGCCTTCGGCGGCACGCCCTTGAGGTCCTCGTACAGGCCGGAGTAGATGACGTCCGGGCCGGCGATGTCCTCGACGGGGATCGAGAGCCGGTCGTCGCGTGCGTGAATCTGCCTCAGCGTGAAGTCGGTCGCGGTGACCTTCTCGATCGTGATGGGGCCGCCGCCGGTCCCGCCGCCGCCCTGCTCGGCGAGGCGCAGGGCGTCCTCCGCCGCGGCGAGCGCCCGGGTGGACTGGGCCAGCGCGGTCTCGACGTCCAGGCCGGCGCTGATGGCGGCGAGCGTCGCCTCGGCGGAGAACAGTGGGCCGACCCACGTCACCCCGCCGTCGCCCGAGACGGTGATCGCGTCCGGGTCGAAGATCGCGTCCCAGTAGCCGTAGTCCTCGACGGCGATGTCGGAGAGGCCGACGCCCTCGGGGTAGCTGCGAGCCTGCAGGATGGCGCCCGGGCCGGGGCGCTTGACCTGGCCGGGGTTGGCCGGGTCGGCGATCTCGACGAAGTGCGCCGGGTTCGTCCGGGTGCCGAAGGTGGGCATTTCGGTCGTCCTCTCAGTTGCTGCGGTAGACGGCGTGGACGTAGAGGGTGCAGCCGGGGCCGATGCGGACGTTCGGGGCCGTCGCCGTGATCTCGAAGTCGCCGTTCTGCTTGATGACCCCGTGCAGTGCGAACGTCGCGCCGCTGGTGCCGCCCGTCGTGATCGACCCCTCGACCGGGATCGTCCGACGCGGCCGGGCGAGGGCGGGCAGGGTGCACATGCGGAAGTCGGTGATCCCGCCGCTCGCGGTCGCCAGCTGGCCCGAGCCGGACTTGAGGGTGCCGCGGATGTCGACCTCGACCATGCCGTTGAGGACGCTCCACGCGGTCCCCTGAGCGGACCAGTCGGTCGGCGTGGTCACGCCGTCCGTGCGGTCGCCCGTGTCGGCCTTGATGAGCTTCCACTCGCCGCCCTCGAGCAGCCAGACACCGTCGCGCCGAAAGACCACCTGCACGCCCTGCGCGTAGGCCGGATCGGGGTTGGAGACGCCGGTGTCGGCGTAGAGGGTCGAGACGCGAGCCACGCGGTAGGACTTCTGGGCCGCCAGGTCGAGGGTCTGGGACTCCCTGCGGGTGACCTCCCAGATGGGCCACCACGCGCCGCCGGCGGGGATGGGGATGGAGCCCTTGGTGTAGACCTCGAGGGACAGCGGCCCCTCCGGGTACCGGCCCTCGAGCGCCGGGTCGTACATCACGCCGATGCTGTAGGTCTTGGCCGGGTTGCCGGCCGTCACCGCAGGCAGGGTGAGGTCGTGCGCCTCGGTCACCTCGAGCTCGAAGCCCATGAAGTTGAGGCGGCTCGGGGCGCTGACTGTCGCGACGTTGGACGTGGACGAGAGCGTGAGGATGGTGCTCACGTCAACGCCCTGGTGCTGCCGGCGCAGCAGCTTCGACCACATCGCCGTCGTGATGTTCTTCTTGTTGATGGGGTACGACAGGGTCGTCATCGCGCCTGCACCTTCCGAATCGCCTTGCGCTGCTCGAGGAACTGCTTCTGGTCGCGGGTCAGGCCGGCGTCCGGGGAGCCGACGACGCCCGAGACGTCCTGGCCCTCCTTGGTCACGACGGTGGTCACCTGGCGCAGCCGGTCCGCGACGAAGTCGCCGTCGAGGTCGAGGCCGACGAGCGCGCCGAGCGGGACGTCGCGGCCGAGCCGGCGGCCCGGCACGTCGGGGACGGTCACACTGATGTCGACGGGGCTCGCCTTGTCGGCGAGCTCGTCGTCGCCGGCCTTGTCGAGCTCGGCCGTGTCGCTGGTGTTGCGCTGGTCGACGAAGGTCTCGATGCGCTGGGACCACAGGGCCTCGGCCGCCGCGTCGCCCCGCTCGCGCAGGATGCGCGCGGCTCCTTCGCCGCCGCCGCCGACGAGCGCGCGCGTCGCGCCCGGGGCCTGCACGGTGTAATCCCAGCCGTCGCCGAGGGAGCCCGGGCCGCCCTGCTCGTCCGTGCCGTACTTCGCCGTGGCCGACAGGTCGGGGCTGCTCTCGACCGCGACGACCAGGTCGGTGCCGTCCTGCGTGACCGTGACCCGCAGGCCGGCCGACTCCGCGATGTCGTGCATGAGCTGGCCGAGGTTGTCGAACCGGGCGGTGATCTTCCGGGCGCCGCCGCGGCCACTCGATGCGGGAAGGATCAGCCCGGGGACCCTGCGGTTCGCGAGCGCGCCCGGGCCGGCGTTCGCGTTGAGGAAGGCGAGCAGCACCGACTCGGCCGAGCCGCTGCGCACGTCGTAGTCGGCGGTCTGGTCCTCCCACGCTGCGCCGGGGGTGGGGTAGCAGATGCGCCCCCACGGCCAGACGAGGTCCGAAGCGAAGGTCGCGACGCCGGAGCCCTTGCCGCTCTTGCTGAAGTTGATCAGCGGGCCGGAGAAGCGCACGCCGTCCTCGTCCTCGAGGGTGCATCCGCCGCCCGGCGTGAGGAGGGAGCGCAGGTGACCGAGCGGGCCGGTGATCTGCAGTGAGTCCGGCTTGTTGCATCGCTCGACGAGCTCGAGCTTGTCGAGGTCGGAGAAGGCCGTCCCCTCGGTGCGCGCCGGCGAGCGGCCGCGCAGGGTCCACGAGGTCACCATGCCGACTCGTGCAGGCTCTCGCCGAAGACGCGCGCGTGTGATGCCGCCGTGGCTCCGGACATCTGGACGGTGATGGTCGTCTCGCCCGGGGGTAGCGGCCGCCACTTCGGCGAGGTGCCGACCTTCTCCCACGCGTCGACGCCGTTCAGCAGCGCGCGCTTCCGCCGGCCCGTCTCGAGCAGGAAGACGTCGCCGTCCGCGATGGGGCCGATGGTGACGTCGAGGCCGCCCGGCGAGGCGACGCGGGTGGTGGACGCCGGCCCGATGAGCTCGACGCTCGCAGGCGAGGGCACGCGCCCCGGGATCGAGAGCGGCATGTCCGCGCCGAGGGCGATGGCGGGGGACAGGCGCCGGGGCCACTCGTCGGCGGGATCGTCCGAGAGGAACGGGTCGTCCGTCGGCAGGCCGATAGACGGCGTCGTCCACGGCTCGCCGCGCCAGAGCGGGTCGACGGCGCGCAGCTTGACGTCGAACATCGACCAGTAGGTCGCGTTGCTCGCCGAGAAGCCCTCGGCACCTTCGAGGCCGTCGACGTAGTAGCACCGCAGCCGGCGCGTGCTGCCGTCCTGCCCGGTCGCGACAAGGTCGAGCGTGCCCTCGTCCGTCGCGTAGTCGTTGAAGTCGTACGACATCGCCTGGCCCAGCTCGTCGAGCTGGTCGAGGTGGGTCAGGATGCGCTGGTCCTTCGCCTCGACGAACAGCGGGATGACGACGTCGCGGGGGGCGCGGCGAATCTGCTCGATCCTCGCGCCGTCCATGCCGGGGTACTCGCGCTCGGTGAAGGTGCGCGGGGCCATGCGCAGCCCGGTCAGGCCGCTGAGAGCGACGTACGTCGTCGACCCGACGGACCCGTTGAAGATGGGCAGAGGCGCGCCGGTGGCGACGTCCACGAGGTCGAGGCGGCGGCGGTCGACGTCGGGCCGGATGACCGGAGCGCGGCCGCGCAGGAAGTTGACCCTAGCGAGGATCGGCACGTCGGCTCCTGTTCATCACGGGCCCCAGGTGGGGTGGAGTGCGGCCTCGCGGCGCTCGGCGGCCTTCGCCTCGCGGACGATCTCGCGAGCGTCGGTCGAGGGTGCGGTGACCTGGTAGACGACGCTGCGCCCGGGCGCGCTGGGCATCGGGATGTCGGACGGCCGCAGCCCGCCGTTGATCGCCTGCAGGAGCGGCTCCCAGATGGAGGTCGCTACCGGGTTGACGACCATCTCGCCGCCGGTGAGCGGCTGCTGCAGGGTGCGCCCGCCGGTCGCGAGCGGCCACAGCACGTTGTCGTAGCCGGGGTTGATGCCGGGCACCTTCCCGCCGGCGTACAGGCCCGGGACGCGGCCGCCCTCGTGCAGGCCGCCGACCGACGAGACGCCGGAGACGCGGATGTTCATGCTCCGGTACTTCGCCTTCAGCGCGGCCAGCGCGGCGTCCGCCGGGCTGGTGTTCGCGTTGACTGTCATCGAGGCCTCGGCGGCGCTGATCTTGCCCTTGAGGGTGCGCAGCTTGCCCTCACCGGGCTTGGTGTTGCCGCCGATGTCGACGGTGCCCTCGCCGCGGTTGATGAGCTTGATGATCCGGTCGAGCGCGTCGGCCGCCGGCACCCGGTCGCCGTTGATGGTGACCGTGCCGTCCGAGGCGTCGATGTTCTCGGTGAGGATCTTCAGGACTTCCTCGGCGTTCTTCTTCTCGCCGTTGATCGTCACCGTGCCGCCGGACTCGTCGACCTTCGCCGAGAACTTGTCCATATCCTCGGCCATCGCGACGGTCGCGTCGTGCACGCGCGCCTTCAGCAGCTCGGGGGCCGCCCAGGTGTTGACCTTGTCGCGCACGTCCTCGAGCGCGGCGGGCACGTTGGTGCGGATGCCGTCGGCGCCGTCCTGCGCGGCGGACGCGAGCTCGCGCAGGGACTCCGCCGCGCCGCTCGTGTCGAGGCCGGGAATCCAGTCGATCGCGTCGAGCAGGCTGGCGAAGGCGACGGCCAGGTTCGAGACGCCCTCGAGGCCCTGAGCCGTGAACTCCGACAGCGCGATTCCCGCGTCGATGGCGCCGTTGATGATGTCGAGGAAGAACTGGATGATCGGCTCGCGGTTGCGCGAGACCCAGTCGGCGGCCGCGTCGATCTGGTCGCCGAAGGCGTCCGCGAGCGCGCCCTTGATCCCGTCCGCCGCGACCTCGATGTTCCGCTGGGCGGCCTCGATCTTCGTCGCGCTGTTGTCGGCCATCGTCGCGAGCGCGCGGTCAGCTGCGCCGGCCGAGCCATTCACGCCGCCGAGGGCCTTCGAGACGGTGTCGAGGTCGAGGGCGAACAGAGCCGCGCCGAGGTCCTCGCCGGGCCCGCCGAACAGGTTGGCGATGACCGACTGGACGTTCTTCCCCTCGTCCTTCGACTCGCGCAGCGCGTCGAAGACCTTCCCCATCGCCTCGGTCGCCCGGGGTCCGCCCTCCTGGAAGGCCGCGACGGTGTCCTTCGCGTTCAGGCCCAGGTCCTTGAGCGCCTGGATGGCGGGGTCGGTGCCCTCGCGGGCGCGGAGACCGAGCTCCTTCAGCGCGTCGGCGACCTTGTCCGTGTCCCGGGCGCCGGCCTGCACGCCCTGCAGGATCAGCCCGAGCGCCTGCTCGCCGTTCAGGCCGGCGACCACCCACTGGTTGCTGTACTCGTTGAGGGTGTCGAGCAGGTCGTCGCCGGGCACCTTCTGCGACGCCACGGTGATGAGGTCGAAGGCCTGGTTCGCGTCCTTCACGAGGCCGGTCTTCAGCATGTTGCCGACGGCCTGGACCGACATCGGGATGTCGTACTCGAACAGGTCCTGCAGGCCCGAGAGCTTCGCGATGACGTTCTCGATCTCGGCGTCGGTCGCGTTCGAGTCGATGAGCCCACCGGCCAGCGCGCGCCGGGCGGTGTCGAGGTTGATCTCGACGGAGTCGCCGTAGGCGTTCGAGTAGGCCTCTCCCGCAGCGCGGCCGAAGCGGGCCGACGTCGCCTCGTCCAGCCCGGTCCGCGCCGAGAACAGGTCGCGCGAGGCGTCGACCTTCAGCCCGTCCTTGACCGCGGCGAAGAACGTCGCGCCGATGGCCGCACCGATGCCGACGACGGCACCCGCGATCGGGATGGTGCCGAGCGCGTCGATGATGCCCTTCGCCAGGCCCTCGCCCGCGTCCGCGCCGCCGGCCTCGCCGGCGTCGCCGATCTCGCCCTCGAGGTCCTTCACGGAGGCCTCGGCCTTGGACGTGTCGGCCGTGACGGTGACAGCGGCCTTCGCGCCCTGCAGCTCGCGCAGCGACGCCCGGGCCTCGCGGAGGCGCTTCTGCGCGTCCTTGATGTCGGCGGTGACGGTCGGCGTGACCTCGAGCGTGCGCAGCAGGCCGAGCTCGTTGGTGATGGACGCGATGGCCTTCTGGGCGTCCTTGATGCCCGCGTCGATGCGGACCTCGGTGCGCTGCTGCGTCAGGGTCTTGATCTCGCGCCGGACCTCGGCGATGTTCGCCTTGGCCGCCTCGATCTTCAGGTCGACCTCGGGCGAGGCCGGCTGCTTCTTCAGCTCGCCGAGCTCGCGCGTGAGGTCGGACAGTCGCTTCTTCGCCTCGTCGATCTGGACGTCGATGTCGGGCTTGACCTGCTGGGCGTCGAGCGCCTTCAGGTCCTTGGTCAGACCGTCGACCTTCTGGCCGGTCTTGTCCACGTCACGCGACAGGTCGGTCATGCCCTTACGGGCGCCGGAGACGCGGGCCTCGAAGATGGCGCGGACGGTACGGTCAGCCACGGGGCGCCCCCTTCTACTTCGCGGACTGCGGGCGGGTGGCGGACTTCTTGAGGGCGGGGTCGAGGCGCACGACGGTGAGGACGCCCTTCATGTCGCCGAGACCGTCCTTGCCGCGGCGCTTCTCCTCGGCCTCCATGACGGCGAGGGTGCGGAAGCACCGGCGGAAGGTCACGACGTAGGCGTGCTGGTTGTCGGGGTTCTGGCACTCGGCCGCGACGCCGCCGCAGCAGGTGCAGCGCCCGGCTGCGTCCTCGGCGTCGACGAGGTCGAGGGCCAGGGCATAGGCCCGGTCGTGCTCGTCGAGGTCGTCCCACTGGGACATCGACAGGCCCATCGCGCGCGCCACCCGCGCCTCGGCTCGAGCCGCGGCGTCGTCGTGCAGGTGGCGCGTCACCGAGGGAACGTGGTGGGGTTCCCCTCCCGCTGCAGGTCGAGCGCGGCCTCGAAGAACTCGCGCCACTGGCCGTCGGTCATCTCGTCGGCCCACTCGTCCCAGCGGTTCTCGACGGGCTCGCCGTCGAGGTCGGTGGTCGAGAGGATGCACGCCTGGATCAGCGCGTCGCCGAACGTGTCGACGTTGTAGCCGAGCTGCTGGTCGAGCGGGTCGTCATCGCGCGGCGGGTGCTCGAGCATGAGGCGGCGGTAGGTGCTGCGGCCCGAGCCGCCCTTGGCGCGCCGGGGCAGACCCTGCAGGGTGACGCGGACGACGCCCGAGGCGATGGTCGCCTTGAGCGGCTCCATCTGCTCTCGCACGGCGGCGAGCTGGGCCTCGAGGTCCTCGGCCGGCTGCGACATCCGGCGGCGCGCCGGGGGCTCGTCCTCCTCGCCGCGGCGGGCGATCTTGAGGGTGAGCTCGCTCTCCTGCGCGGCCAGGCGCTTGACCTCGGCCTGCGCCTCGGGGTGGAAGGTGTGGAAGTGGTTCAGGACGGTGGTCCGCATGGTGCTCCCGGGCTGAGGGCTGAGGGCTGAGGGGCTGACAGGTGGGCGCGCGACTCAGCCCGGGCCGCGCGCCCACCCGCTCGTCAGGCGGCGGTCAGCGCGACGTCCGCCCACTCCTGCTCGACCGAGACGACCGAGGAGAACTTGAGGTCCTCGTCGCCGCTGGTCGGCTGGTTCTTGTAGCGCGACTGCACAGCGCCCTTGGCGAGGTCGATCTTCGTCGCCGTGGTCGGGGTGTCGCCCGAGAACCACCCGAAGGCCTGCGCGACGTAGACCTCGGCGCCCTTCGGCATCGCGTCGTAGGCCTTGTTGATCGCGGCGCCGTCGGCGGCCTGCTGGTCGTAGACGGCGCTCACCGTGACATCGACCGTCTCGCCGATGACGACGTTCTGGGCGACGGCCTGCGAGAGGCGCTGCCGGGTGCGGGTCTGCGGCGAGCGCGAGACCGACACGTCGCCGGCGTCGAGGTAGCCGTCGATCTGCACGACCGTGGGGTCGGTCAGGACCGAGAGGGGGATCGAGTAGGTGCCGTCCGTCGGGTCCTGGTCGACCAGCGCGGCGGGGATGATCCAGATAGGGGAGTGGCTGCCAGCGGTGACGCCCTCCATCACGGTGACGCTCATGCGTGCTCCTCAGCGGTGACGCCCGGGAGGGTCCCGGGCTGGTGGGTGGTGTCGGCCGTGGCCGTCTCGAGGGCCGCGACCTTCGCGGCCTTCGTGCTGGCGCCGGCGAGGTCGACGTCGTGGTCGACCGCGTAGGCGTCCAGCTGCTTGTGCGTCCAGTCGGTGACCGGGGCGCCGGCGGGGTAGTCCCGCCCGCCGAGGGTGAGCACCGCAGGCGCCACGCTCTCGACGCTCGGCGTGCCGACGACCTCCCATCCGGCCTGCCGGGCGGCGGCCGCAGAGACGACGGACTCGCCTCGCTCGGTGCGGACTCGGACGATGTCGTTCGGGTTCTGCATGGGCTCAGCCCTTCCGGATGGCGGTGTACTCGAGGACGGCGGACACGCGCGTCGGGTCGCTGTTCGGCTCGGTGGCCGGCTCGAGGGCGACGGTCTGGCGCAGCGTGCTGCCCTTGCCCGGCAGTCGCAGCCCGGCGAGGATGCGGTCGACGTCGTCCGCGACGTCGAGCGCGGTCGCGACGTCGTGGCCGACGCAGTAGACGAGGACGCGAGCCTCGCCGCCGGAGCGGCCGCCGCTGGCCCGGGTGTACCGGCCGAGCGTGGGCACGGGCAGGAGGACCGCGGCCGGTGCGACCCAGCCGTCCTCGGTCCTCGGGAGGTTCTTGGCCGGGTGGTCGGCGACGTGCACGCCGCCGTCGGCGAGCGCCTTCTTGATGAGGGCGACGTCGGAGGAGGTGCTCACAGGTCCCTCGCGATTCCGTCTCGGAGGCGCTCAACCTCGAGGACGAGCTTCGGGCCCCACTCGCGCGCGGCCGGGCCGACGAAGGGGTTCGGTGCCATCTCGGAGGTCCCGTACTCCTGGAATCGCGAGTAGAACTCGGACGAGGTGACCTTGGCGACCGCGCCCTGGCGCTCGAGGCGCAGGCCGCCGCGCAGCTTGCCGCTGCGCACCGGGGCGTAGAGCTCGGCGTCGTGCAGCGCGCCGCGGCCGACCTCGTCGACGAGGCGCTCGGCCCGCTGCTCGACGGTCGAGGCGGCGCGACGCAGGCGGGCCGCGTAGGCGGTGAACTCGTTCATCGCTGCCACCGACAGGCGACGAGCATCTCGACGGGGTGGGTCGCGTCGTCGAGCGCCGCGCGCGTCACCCAGAGGTAGGGGCGACCGGTGATCGCGACGCGGTCGTCGGGCTCGATGCCGGTCACGTCGTGGGCCAGCTGCAGGACGGGGGACTCGGGGGTGACGGCCTCGCCGGCGACGATGGTGCGCGAGGCGGCGCCCTCCTCGTCGAAGTGGCAGGCGACGCCGGTGTGCACGGCGGTCCAGCTCGTCCCGTCGTGCCGCTCGATGGTGCACGTCAGGGTGCGCAGGGAGGCGGCGTGCGCGCGCATCACGGGCAGCGCGGCGGTGATGGCCGCGCCGATCACGGCAGGGCCACCAGGCGGTAGCGGTCCATCGACGCGAGCTGCTCGGGTCCGACGGCGGACTCCCAGCGGACGGAGTGCGCGCCCTTCGTGACCTGCGAGACGCCGCCCCGGCCGGCCGCGCCGACGAGGGACTTCGCGATGGCGACGAGCTCGGCGGGGAAGGTCTCGAAGCCGTGCGTCATGGTGACCTCGACGCCGCGGAACTTCGTGGTCCAGCCGCCGCGGATCATGCCACTGGCCGACCACTCGGGGTCGCGCACGGTGGCGCCAGCGTTCTTCACGCTCGCGACCGCGACGACGCGCTGCGTCGGCAGGATGAGGATGCCGGCGCCGGGGCCGTCGAGGACGACGGTCTCCGTGTGCTCGGGTCCGACGTGCCACCCGCAGTAGCCCCGGATGGCGGCGATGGCTGCCGCCCACTCGGTCTCGTCGAGACCGGCCGGGACCGGGGCCACTGCGGGGTAGGGCATGGCGCTTACCGGCCCCGGCGGCGCGACGTCTTGGACGCCGGGCGCTCGTCGACGACGGGCTCCTCGACGACCGGCTCGCCGGTGGGCGTCTCGGTCTGCTCGACGACGGGCTCGGGCTCGACGACGGCCTCGGAGGTCACGGGCTCGCCCGGGGTCGGGGTGTCGTTCGGGGCCGGCGTCCCCTGCGGGTCGGGGAGCTCGTCGGGGATGGGCTCGCGGCGCGCGGGCCCGGCGTCGCGGTTCTCCTGGAACCACTGCTCGGCCGGCACGACCTCGGAGGCGTCGATGTGCTTCGGGAGGTTGTCGGCGTCGTACTGCACGCCCTGGTGGATGACGGGTCGCATGGATGCTCCTCGAGAGAGGTGGGAGAGGGGGTGGCCGGGCCCGACGTCGCGAGGACGGCGAGCCCGGCCGGTGGCGGTCAGGCCGCGGTGAGGTCCGTCTTCACGAGCAGGGAGGCGTTGAAGACGTTCGCCTCGGCCTCGGTCTCGCCGAGGATCGTCAGGCTGTTGCGGATGAACTGGTCGTTCACCCACCCGGTCATGACGTTGATGCCGCCCGAGACGTAGAGCTCGATCTGCTTCAGGTCTCCGGTGTAGGAGAAGCCCGAGGGGATCGCGGCCGAGACGACGAGCGGGGTCCGCCACGCCGACTGCAGCTGCTTCGGGCCCTCGCCGGCCGCGGTGAAGGCCGCGGCCATCGCCTCGAGGTCGAGGGTCTCGGCGTCGGCCGCCGACACGAGCGTGCCGATGGGGCCGCCGCCGAGCTGCGCCTGCGCGTACTGCGCCTTCGTGATCGCCTTGCGCATGGTCGTGCGCAGGTCGGTGTTGAAGGCCTGCACCTGGACGCCGGTGGCCGCCGCGAGCGCCGCCGCGACGCGGGCCTGCATCTTGGCGCGGATGCCGTTCACCAGGTAGGTGTCGATGCGGCTGCGCAGGGTCGGGTTGTGCCCGAGCGCCTGGTTCGTCACCGGGACGTGCTGGGCGATCGTCTTCAGGGTGAAGTCGACCGGGTCCCACACGAGGGTCGCCTCGGGCTTGAGCGCGCCCTCGGCGACGATCTCGGCGGCGTCGGTCCACGTCGAGGTGAACGTCTTCACCGCCTGCGGGCTGTCGTTGATGACGGTGATCGCGTCGAAGAGGTCGAAGACCGCGAGCTCGAGCGGCGCGACGCGGACAGCGGGGTTCGCGAGGCCCGGGTCCGTGACGAGCGCGTTCTGGATGTCGAGCCGGGCGGCGTCCATCTGGACCCGCTGGTTCGACGGGATCTGCCCGTTGTAGGACGCGAGCATCCGCTTGTAGGCGGCGCTGTTGACGAACTGCTCGCCGAGCGAGCCCTTCGCCTTGCCCGGCTCGTCCGCGCCGGCGCTGGGAGCGTCGCCGAGGTCGGAGAGGTCCGCGAGGGCGGCGCGGTCGGCCGCGGCGCGCTCGTGCTGGGCCTTGAGGTCGGAGGCCTCGGCGACGAGCTCGTCGAACTTCGCGCGCTCGTCGTCGGTGAGGGGCCGGTCCTCGGTCTTGGCCTTGTTGTGCAGCTCGGTCGCGGCCTGCTTCGCAGCCGCGTACCGCTCCAGGATGGTCGCCATGAGGGCGTCCTTTCTCGGGATGGGGTGGATGGCGGCTCAGAGGTCGAGCAGAGCCAGGGTGAGCGACGGGTCGAAGCGCGCGTGCGCCTGCCCGTCCTCCGCCGACGAGGGGGTGTCGGCGGGGGTCTTGGTGTCCTCGATGCGGTCGGCGAGACCTGCGTCGACGGCCTCCTGCGCGGAGTACCAGCGGTCCTCCTGCAGGCGGTCGAGCCACACGGCGGCGTCCTCGCCCGTCTTCGCCGCGTAGACCTCGGCGATGTCCAGGGTGAGGTTGTCGAGGAGGTCGGCGAGCGCGCGCAGGTCGGTCGCGTTGCCGACCCCCACGCCCCACGCGGCGTGCAGCATCATGCGGCTGCTCGGCATGACGACGGTCTCGTCGGCGGAGACCGCGAGGAAGGACGCGGCCGAGGCGGCGAGGCCCTCGACGACAGCGACGACGCGGGCGGAGTGCGACCGCAGCGCGTTCATCATCGTGACCGCCTCGAAGACCGAGCCGCCGTAGCTGTTGATCCGCAGCTCGATCGTGTCGACCTCGTCGCCGAGCGCGTCGAGCTCGGCGGTGAGCTCGGTCGCGGACAGGCCCCACGGCCCGCCCCAGTCGTCGACGTCCTGGTAGATGCGGATGGTCGCCTTCGACCCGGTGACCTTCACCGGGGGCACGGCGTTGAGCGGCTGCATGTTGCGCAGGCGCTGGCGCTGGGTCGCGAGCAGCTGGGTGTCGTCGGGCATTACGCTTCGCCTCCGAAGTCAGGGCCGGGCAGGGCGAGGTCTGCACCTGCGTCGTTGATGAGCTGTCGGGCCTCGGCGGTGGTGATGACCTTGTCGACGCCGAGGTAGACCTTCTGGACGACCTCGGCGGGGCTGGGGGTGCGGCCGGAGCCGGAGGCGCCGGAGCCACCCGACGCGCCGCCGCCGTTGGCCGGCTTGTCGGGGGATGAGTCGGTGGCGGACGCCTGCCCGCCCTCGAGGACGTTCAGCGGCACGATGAGCTCGTCGGTGCCCTCGATGTGGGGCAGGTTGAGCCGGCGGCGCGCCTCGGCGCGGGTCATGATCGGCCCGCCGGTGGTGGTCTGGAAGATGCGCGCCTGGTCCTCGAACGCGAGCCGGAGCTTGGCCGCGACATTGAACTCGACGAACATCTCGTCGGGGTCCGCGAGCTGCGGCACCAGGCGCATGTTGAAGGCCTGGTCGAGGCGCTCGAACCACGTCCCGAGGGTGTCGCTGTAGAGCATCTCCCGGTAGCCGGTGACGCTGTTGTAGGACGACTTCGCATCCTGGCCGACCATCTGTGGCGGGATGTGGAAGGCGTTGGCGACCTCGGCGATGGAGAGCTTGCGCGACTCGAGCTGCTCGCCGTTCTCGGGGGTGATCCCGGTCGCGAGCTCGTGGTACTCCATGCCGTCCTCGAGGATCGGCGTCCGGCCGGCGCGCACGCCGCCGGAGGCGTACCGCTGCCACCCGGCGGTGAACTTGTCCCGGGCGTCGGGGCTCCACCCGCCGGCCTCCTTCGGCCGGCCGATCCAGCCGGGCATCCGGCCGCCGTTCTGCCACAGGTCGCGCCGGTAGCTGGCCGCGAGCTCGGCCTCGGCGAGGATGCCGCGCAGCGACTCGATCGGCGAGGTGTTCTCGTCGGAGGGGTAGCCGTCGATCCACAGAGCGCGGTCGAGGGGGATCGAGAACGCGGTCCCGTCGCTGCGGAACGCGGTGATCGAGGTCGGCAGCTTCGTCGAGTCCCGCTCGAACTTCCACGTCGCCGGGGGCATCCGGACGATGCGCGCCCGGCCGTCCTCGCCGACGATGACCACGGCCGCGTAGCGGTCGCGCAGGCAGACATCGAGGACGAGCGTGTGCATGAGCTCGTAGGCCGTCAGCCGGGGCGGGTCGGGCATCCGCACGGCCCGGGCGAGGGGGTGGGTCGCGGGGAGCTTGTCGCGGTCGCCGTTCGCCTTGCGCCCGAAGGCGTGCATCGGGACCTGCGCGATGTTCTCGGCGAGGAAGGACGTCACCATCCGGAGGTGCGGCTGCTTGCGCCACAGCTCGTCGATGCTCTCGGTCTCGCTGGCCGCCTTGTAGGCGCGCTGGTCGACGGGGACGAGGGCGTCCGTCATCGAGTAGGTGCGGTCCGAGATGGTGACCGGCAGGCCGTCGACGTAGTACGTGATGGTGCCCACGTCACATCACCTGCAGGAAGACGACGCGGGGACGCTCGAGGACGACGGTGCCGTCGATGCGCTGCTCGCCGCCGGGGATGCGCACGACGGCGTCGACGAGGACGAGCAGCGGGCCGCGCCGCGACATCACGACGCCCTCGAAGGATGAGCCGTCGTCGAGCTGGGCGAGTACGCGCTGCTTGACGACGGGCCGCCACGTCCACCAGCGGAGGGCGCCGAGCCCGGCGAGCACGAGGAGGACGAGCAGGACGCAGGCGGTCGGGAGCACGGCGGGCCCTCCTCTCAGACGAACATCGGGTCGTGGTCTTCGTACGCGGAGCGGGTGGTCTGGGCCTCGCCCTCGCCGGCGAGGGCAGCGGCCAGGGCGAACAGCGGGGCGGTGTTGGACGAGGACGAGCGGCGCGACCACGGATCGGTGTCGCCGGCGACGCGGGCGGCGAGGCCGTCCACGGCCTTGACCATCTCGGGCTGCCCGCGGTGTCGGAACGTGCCGTCGGTGACGGCCTGCTCGATGGTCTGCTGGGCCTGGACGAACGCGGCCGCCTTGACCTCGACGACCGTCACGCCGGCCCGCTCGAGGTCGGCGCGCCAGGCGAGCGCGGGCGACTTCGGCGGGAAGTGCAGCGGGACGCCGTGGCCCTCGGCCAGCTGCTTCCCGATCTCGACCACCTGGCCGAGGTCGTGCGTCGGGACCCAGTAGCGGATCGCGCCGTGGCGCATCCCGTCGGCGCGGCGGCCGGAGACGGAGAAGCACACCGAGCGGCGGTCGAGCGGCGCGTCGACACCGAGCGTCAGGGACTCGTCCGTCGCCATCGAGGTCCCGTCGATGAGCTCGCCCCAGCGCGTCGTCGAGATGGGCCCGTCGCCGCCCTTGACCTTCGGCCAGTGGACCCACTGGTTCATGTAGCCGCGGCGGAAGCCGTCGATGCCGGAGCCGAAGCCCTCGTCGACGTCCGCGCCGCCGCGCTCGGCCTTGTCCAGCCGGGCGAGCAGGTCGGCCTTCGTGATCGTGTGGCCGAGCGCCGGCAGGTACTGCGCCCACACGGCCGGGTCGCGATAGTCCGCCTCGTCGGGGACCGACCACTCGAGGTAGCAGGTCCGCGACTTCTTCTGCTTCGCGGCCTTCCGGCCGGCGACGACCTTCCCCGCGAGGAAGGTCGACTTCTCGTTACCGACCGTCGAGATGATGTAGGTCTGCGCCGAGCCGGTCGAGCCGCGGGTGATCGTCGCCGCGTCGACCGCCTGCTCGACGAGGTCGTCGGTGTGCACGAAGGCCTCGTCGATGACCGGCATGTCGAGCACGTCGCCGTGCGAGGCGTCCTCGGTCGGCGGGTCGATCTGCAGGTAGGAGCCCGTGCCGAAGGCGATGTGCTCCCCGTTGTTGTTCATCGAGAGCTTCCACTCGTTCTGCCGCTTCGGCCTGGCGCGCGAGTCCTGCGGCACCTCGGCGAGCGTCCGGGCCCGGCGCAGGATCGGTGCGAACTCCCGTTCGAGCTTGCGGCGCGCCATCTTCCCCGACTGCGCGATGTAGGTGCAGGTCTGCGGGCCGAAGGCCTTGGCGAACAGCACGCACCGCAGGACGAACAGCACGAGGATGAGCGTCGTCTTCCCCGACTGCCGGGGCACGGTGATGATGACCTCTCGGTACCAGAGGCCGCCCGTCTTCGGGTCGATCTCGAGGGCGACGTCCGCGGCGTGCTGCTGCCACGGCATGAACGGCTTCCCGATGCGCCTCGCGACGGTGCCGGCGTGGCCGCCCCACGTCTCGCGCTTCGGGTTGCGCGGCGTGCCGATCCTCGGAGGGACGAGCTCAGCCGGCGCCGGGGACGAGGTGGAGCTCGCCCCAGCCGCCTTCCTCGTCGCCGTCTTCGGCACTGGTCGCCTCCCGCAGCTTCTCCATCGTCACGCGCAGGGCGTTGACGAACGGGGCGATCGAGGCCGTGCCCGACTGCGTGCGCGGCGGGTCGTCGATGTTGGACGCGAGCTCGAGCGCGGCGGCCGCGAGGACCTCGGCGTACGGGTCCAGCTCGCCGAGCGAGTCGATCCAGTCGGACGTCTTCGCGTGCACCGAGGTCATGCCCACCGCCCCCTCGAGGCCACTCCGGCGGCCGTTCAGAGAGAGAGCGGAAGCGGCCGGGGTCTTCCGTCGGTCGGGGGGCTCACAGAATCTGGACCCCCCTCGGGGTCAGGGCCAGTCGTACCCGGTCCCTCGTCGCGCGTTGCCTGCCTTCGCACCCGCGCTGTAGTTGCACGTACTCGCTTCTGGTGCGAGCGGCGCGCTGCTGTCCCCGTCGACCGTGTGGCCGGCCGTCCAGGTGGCGGGCTTGCCGTCTCGGTGGGGCGGGTGTTGGGCGAGGGTGTGACCGCAGCGCCAGCACGTCGTCGTCGGGTCGGTGTTCGCCTGGTCGCGCACGCGTCGTGCTCGGACGTGGTAGTCGCCGCGGTGGTGGGCGCCCTTGGTCTTCGCCACGACTCCCGCCTCCCGCGTTGTCCTGCGTGCCCGGCCCGCCGCCGCCGCGCGTCTCGTGCACTCCGGGAAGGCTGCTCGAGGCGGCACCGCATGTCGGAGGTGAGGGGTCGTGGGGCTGACGGCGGGCCGGGCATGCAGAACGCCCCCGGAGGAGAGGGGTCTCCCGGGGGCGCTTCTGGATCCGGGCACGCCGGATCGACGAGCCCACTATGAGGCCGCTTGTGCCGTCCCGTCAAGTGCGGCGCGGGAGCGGGTGACCTTCCAGTCGGTGTAGGCGTCGCGGAAGGGGAGGCACTCGGTGCACTCGACGAGCTCGGTGTGGGCGTCGAGGGTCCAGTGGCGGGGCTTGGTGACGTCGTGTTCGGTGCACCACTGGACGTGCTGGCCGAGCATGTCGAGGCTGCCGTGGTCGGGGTCGCCGGTGCGGTCCCAGGTGTCGCCGCAGCTGGTGCAGACGGCGAGCTCGTCGTCGAGGCGGATGCGGAGGGTGTCGGACTCCCAGCAGGTGGGGCAGGGCGCGCCGTGAGGCCGTAGGGGTGGTGAGTCCCAGTGGGTGACGAGGCGGGCGGCGGCCCACCAGGAACGGACGCGGGGGTGGGTGCTGGCGCCGACCTGGCCGGAGATGGCGAGGAGGCGGTCCTCGAGGGGGAGAGTGGGGACGATGGTGCGGGTGCGGGGTTCCTGCTCGATGCCGAGGTCGACGGCGAGGGCGTGGGACTCGCGGTCGATGCGGCCGAGGGTGTCGAGCGCCTCGAGGTGCGCGGCTGGCTTCGACTTGGCGGTGCTGGCGGCGGCGTCACTGTCGGAGCGGCTGGAGGAGTCGCCGGCGGCGGCGCGGATCTGGGAGAGGAGCGAAGGGTGGTGCACGGTGTGGGTGGTGCGGCGGGGGCGCCACACGCCGTCGGCGTGCTTGGCGGGCTGGGTGACCTCCTCGTGGGTGGCGTAGGGCTGGACGAGCTCGCGGATGTGGTCGGCGGCCAGCATGGGTGGGCGGGTCATCGAGTCTGCTCCTGATGGTCGATGCGAAGGTGGTCGTCGAGGAGGACGCGGGCGACGGCTCGGAAGCGGCAGCCGGGGTGCGGGCAGTGGTAGCCGCCGGTGGGTTCAGACGTGGTCATCGGCTTCCTCTCGTCGGTCGTCAGTACGGGGGTGGGGCGCCGGCGATCTGGAACGGCTGGAAGCGAACCTCGGCGCGCCAGGCGGGGTGGGCCTCGGGTGGTGGGTCGCCGCAGCGGTGGGTGACGAGGACGCGCACGCGGTGGCTGTTGTTGCCGGCGATACGGGCGGCGGAGCGGTGGTAGAGCCCGTCGTCGGGGTGCTCGCTCCAGGTGGGCAGGCCGGCGACGACGGCGAGGAGCTCGCCGTAGGGGGTGGTGGGGGTGGGCCAGCACGCGATGGTGATGCCGAGGTCGGTGATGGCGGCGGTGACGGCGAGGCGGCACGCGCGGCAGGTGGCTGCCCGGGGCTTGCGTCCGATGCCGGCCTCGTCGAGGTGGCCGTCGGCGATGAGGTGGGCGGTGACGCGCTCGCGCTGGGTGGTGGTCATCGGTCGACGACCTCGCCGGTGGTGGCGTCGACGACCTGCCCGGTCTGGTGGTCGTAGAGGAGCTTCCCGCCGGCCATCGGGGTGCGCCTGGCTCCGACCCCGGTGGGGGCGGTCTCGGGTGCTGCACCGGGGTTGGGGGACCGGGGTACTTCGTACCCCCCGGTCAACCCCACCACCCCGGTTGGTTCTGCCGGGGTTGGCAACCCCGGTCCAACCCCGGTTGCAACCCCAGTAGTGGAAGGGGGTGGGAGGAGCTCGTTGAACGGGGTGTCGAGGGTGTGCAGCGACTTCTGGCCGTGCTTGGTGACGGTGACCCACCCCTCGTCGACGAGGGCCTTGAGGGCGGTCTTGAGGTGGCGCACGTCGCCGGTGACGGCGCCGAGAACCTCGTTGCGGCCGGCGCCGGGGTTGTCGGCCAGCCACCCGGCGATGCGGCCCATGTAGACGGTGGGGCGGAACGCCTTGGGCTCGTGGGTGTCGGCGTCGTAGGTGGTGGGTGCGGTGAGCTCGAGGGTGACGTCGGAGCCGTCGGTGTTGGACGTGATGGCGAGGTCGCCGAACCAGTGACCGGCCTTCCCGGGGGCGGAGGCGCCGCGGACGGTGCCGAGGCGGTCCTTGTCGACGTGGAGCCTGATCTTGCCGGCCTGGCCCTTCCCGAACGGGGTGACGGGCTCGGCGCGCAGGGTGCAGCCGGTGGTCATGGCGCGCTTGGCCTGGGCGCCGATGCCGCCGTTGGTGCCGTGCTCCTTGTCCTTGGGGGTGTGGTCGATGTAGACGACGGCGGGCCCGCGGGCGGCGATGGGCTTGAGGACGTGCTGCATGAACGTGGTGGCGTCCTTGTTGTCCTTGAGGTCGAGGCCCTGGAGGGTCATGGCGGCGTTGAACCCGTCGACGACGACGAGGGTGGGTGCCCAGGTGTCGAGGTGCTCGGAGAGGTCGAGGCCGGTCTCGGCGAGGGGGTGGAACGGCTCGTCGGGGTTGATGTAGGCGACGTGCTCGCGGACCTCGGTGCGGGTGAGGCCGATGGCGAGGAGGCGGGCGGTCATGCCGCGGTCGGAGTCCTCGAAGTCGATGACGGTGACGTGCTGGCCTTCGTCGACGGCCTGGCGGACGGCGTGGAGGGCGACCCAGGTCTTGCCGGACTCGGAGGGGCCGATGATGCCGTTGACGCGGCCGGGGTAGAACGCGTGGTGGCCGTCGTCGCGGGTGAGGTGGGCGGGCTGCTCGGGTGGGGTGTCGTCGTCGAGGGCGGCGTCGAGGTCGCGGGGCCACCAGGTGGTGTGGGTGTCCTCGGCGGGCTCGTCAGTCGTGGAGGTGGCCCCGGCCGTCGCATCGGGAGCACTCGCGTTCGCCGTCCCAGTCGTCGACGATGCCGGAGCCGGCGCAGACGTGGCAGGTGGCGAGACGGTGCTCGTCTTCGGGGCAGCTGGTGGTGGTGTCGTCCACTGGGTGGCGCTCCTGTCGATGAGTCCGGCGAACGGGTCGTCGCACGGGTCGATGTCGGGGGTGGTGGGATGGGCGCCGGCGGCGATGTCGACGGCGCCGGTGACCATGCGGTCCCACTCGGCCTCGGCGTCGCCGGGGCGGCGGTCGGCGCCCACGGCGGCGAGGAACGACCCGCGAGCCCGTTCGAGGGCGGCGGTGAGGCCGTGGTGTCCTTCGCCGGCGAGCCAGGCGAGGCGGTTGGTCAGGCGCAGGGCGGCGTCGTGGCGGCCGCCCTCGTGGGTGGTGACGAGGTCGGCCAGTCCTCGGGTCAGGGCGTCGTCGATGCGCCGGCACGGGTGGCCGGCGGGGCGCGCGCCGACCCACGCGACGATGTCGTCGCGGCCGAGCCCGGCGTGGGGCTGGTCCGCGGACAGCTCGCCGCCGGTGAAGTGCGCGACCCAGGCTTCGGGCAGGTCGGGCAGGTCGTCGGGGTGGGGGATGTCGTGGGCGGTGACGACGCCGTCGGGGGTGTACCAGCGGTAGGTGCCGCCCTTGGGGTGCAGCGAGGGCCACACGACGGCGTAGCGGTGGTCGTGGCGGATGGTGTCGATGCCGGGGCCGAGCCCGCCGGGCCAGCGCAGGCCCTCGGGGACGCGGTACAGGCGGATGCCGGAGGCGCCGTCGTCGCGGCTGGTGGTGCGCCACGTCGGGGGGAGGGCGCCGAGGGTCTGCTCGAGCTGGGCGAGGACCAGGGCGCCGGGCTTGCCGTCGTAGTGGTCGACGTCGACGCCGATGACGTGCGGGGGCAGGCGGAGGGCGATGTTGCCGTCGGGGCGCTCCTCGGTCCAGGCGTGGACGTCGGCGCCGGACGGGGTGGCGCCGCGGGCGCCGGTCCACCCGGTGGGGACGGGGGCTTTCTGGCCGGCGGGCAGGGGGAGGACGGCCCAGCCGTTGCGGTGGTAGGTGAAGGCGGCGGCCGCGAAGGGGCCGGGCGCCGGGGTGGTGGTCGTGTCGGTCACGCTCACGTCGTTCCTGTCGTCTGGGTCGTGCTCGAGAGGTCGGGGGCTGCGGTGACCCGGGCGCCGATGTCGGCGGCGAGCTGGCCGCACGAGTCGCACACGAGGAACACGGGCCCTCCGTCGCGGAAGTCGACGAGGAGGACACCCAGGGCGCCCCATCCGCACGACTCGCACCGGTCGATGGGTGGGTCTGGCTGCTCGCTCACGAGGTCACCCCCAGGGCCTGCGGCAGGGAGCGCACCCAGGCGACGAGGTCGCGGGCGCCCTCCTTGCGCAGGTCGAACCACGGTGCCCAGCGCCACGCGCCCTTGAACTTGCCGTCGACCCACACGGCCGCGGCCCGGGCGCTGGCCGGGGCGAGCTCCACGCGCACGATGACGGACTCGACGACGGCGGCCGGGGCGCCGTAGCGGTCGACGTCGGTGCCGCGGGCGTACCGGGCGGTGGCGGTCCATCCGGCCTCGTCGGCGGCCTTGAGGAGACGTCGGGCACCGGTGGGGACCTCCTGCGGGGTCGCCTCCCGGGCGGGCACCTGCGGCGCTGGGTGGGTGTTCACGTCCTGCTCCCTGCTCATGGTTGGGTGGTGGGTGCTCGCGGCGGCCGGTCGCTCGGCACAGTGGGGCCGGCCGCCGCGGCGCTCAGGAGGTCACCCGGCCCTCACCTCGGGGTGGCCGCCGACGCCGATGGGCGACGCGAGGTCGAGGTGCTGGCGGTCGCGGAGCGCCTGGCGTTCGGTGACGCCGGTGCGGCGCGCGATCTGGTGGTCGCTGGCGCCTTGGGCGACCAGCCGCCGGACGACCTCGAGCCGGTCGGCGCGGGACAGCACCTCGGGCAGGTCTCCGCTGAGGACTCGAACGACCGCCGTCTCGTCGTGGGTCGGGACGACGTCGAGCTCGCCGCGCTCGTGGGCGCGGATGGTCTCTTCCCAGCACTGACCGCAGGCGACGGCGCCGACGATGGTGCGGCGGTCGCCGTGATCGCAGGTGATGGACGCGGCCAGGGGGTGGGAGCGGGTGAACCACGCCGAGCGACCGGCGTTGGTGCCGACGGTGCCGGTGCGCTTGGCCTTGACCTGCTTGGCCAGGGTGGTGGCGTCGCGGAGGGTGAGGGTGGAGTCCTCGACCATGTCCTGCGCCTCGCGGGGCAGCTCGAGGAGGAGGAGCCGGGCCTTGACGAGGGCGGCGCTGTAGCCGGTGGCGCGGGCGATGTCGACGGACACCATGCCCTCGTTGCGCAGCTGCCTGAACGCGCGGGCCTGCTCGAGCGGGGTGAGCTCCTTGTGCATGGCGGTGGCGAGCATGGTGGCGACGACGTCGCGCTTGCCGCGCCCGGTGGTGACGAGGCAGGGGAGGACGGGGACCTGCGCGAGGCGGGCCGCGGCGAGGCGACGGTGGCCGTCGGTGACGACGAGCCGGCCGCCGGTCTCGTTGACGATGAGGGGCTGGAGGATGCCCTGGACGCGGATGGACGCGGCGAGGTCCTCGACGTCGACGGTGGCGTCGTCGCGGACGTTGGCGGCGTTGGCGACGAGGTCGCCGATGGGGACGCCGCGGAGGGTGACGTTGCCGGCCATCAGGCGCTTCTCCTCTCAGCTGGGAGGTTGAGGAGGTAGTCCTCGACGAGGGCGCGGCTGGGGAAGCCGCGGGGCGGGCAGTCGCGGCCGGTGCGGTTGGCCCAGGAGCGGACGTCGGCGGCGGTGATGTCGTTGGCGGCCATGAGGTCGCGCAGCGCGCCGAGGGTGTCGTGCCCGGTGTGGGCGCCGGCGATGTTGGCGGCCGGGCGTGGGGTGGCTCCGACGAGCGCGATGCCCTTGTCGACGGCGCGGATGCCGATGGTGAGGCGCTCGGCGACCTGGTCGCGGGTGAGGCCGGTGAGGTAGAGCTCGCCGGCGGCGCGCAGGACGGAGTCGGGGTGGCGGTTGCCGCCGCCGGAGTTGCTGGCCCGGTCGTCACGGAGGGTGACGCCGGCGACGAGGAGGTTGCGGCGGACGGTGGCGTTGCCGCGGCCGAGCTGCTGGGCGATCGCGGGGATGCTGAGGCGCTTCTCGACGTAGAGGTCGACCATGCGGGCGACCTCGTCCGCGGGGATGGCGCGCTTGTGGTTGCGCCCGGGCTGACGCGGGGTGTGGCCGGCGGCCTTGACCGCGTGGAGTATGGATGCGCTGGAGACGCCGTACTTGGCCGCGACGTCGACGCTGGAGCCGCCGGCGAGGTAGTCGGCGACGGCGGCGGCGTGGTCGAACTTGGGGAGCCGGGAGACGTTGCCGTGGATGCCTCGTGCGCGCAGGGCGCGACCGATGGTCTCGCGCGGTGCGGCCATCCGGGCGGCGACCTCGTTGACGGTGAGGCCTTCGCCGCGCAGGGCGACGGCCTGGTCGATCTGCTCGGCGGTCAGTGCGTGGGAGCGGCGGGTGGTGTCGATGACGATGCCGGCCTCGCGCAGGATCATGCGCACGGTGCGGACGTTGCGGCCGCCCTCCTCGACGATGGCGGCGATGGTGGAGCCGGCCCGGTAGGCGTCGGCGATGGCCTCGCGCTCGGCTGGTGGGACGCGGCGCGGGTCGACGGTGCGGGTGCGCTCGGCGGCAGCCTTCTTGGTGCGGGGTGCGGACCCGGTGCCGGCAGCGCGGTACCCGGCGCGCTCGAGCTGCTGGGGGGTGAACTCGATGATGGGCTTGCCGCGGAAGGGGCTGCGGGCGAGGGGGTCCGGGCGGGGCCTGCGCTCGAGGACGTGGACGCCGCTGCCGCGGGTGGGGAGGGGGACGCCGCGGGTGTCGGGGATGGCGGCGCCGGTCCGGCCGTGGTTCTGCATCAGGCAACTTCCTTCGTGGTCCAGGCGACAGCGTCCATCGCGGCGAGGTGCCCCTTGGGAAGGTCGTCGACGGGGGCGCCGAGGTGGCGGGCGCCCATGGCGGCGAGGACGAGGGCGTCGGCCTCGTCGTTGGACTTGACGTCGACGTGCGGGTACCGGCGGGCGACGGCGAGGAGGACGGCGTCCTTACTGGCGTTGCCCTTGCCGGTGGCGTAGCGCTTGAGGGTCGAGGGCGGGACCTCGACGACGCGGACGCCGTCCTGGTCGAGCCGGTTGACGGTGAGCCACCAGAGGCCGGCGCGTTCGAAGGTGCCGGACTGGGCTCGCTGGCCGAGGCTGGGGCCCTCGATGACGACGAGGTCGATGCGGTCGAGGCAGGTGACCTGGCTGGTGATGGCGTCGAGCCGGGTGAGTCGGCCGGTGATGGTGTCGGGTCCGGGCTTGGTGCCGTGGGTCCAGGTGTCGACGACGAGCCGGTCGTCGGTGTCGATGAGGGCGAGGCCGGTGGCCGCGAGGGAGAGGTCGAGGCCGAGAACGCGGGTCATGGCTGTCCTTCGGGGAGGGGCGCCGCCGCCCCGCGGAGGGGTGGGGGCGGCGGCGCCGGGTGGGTGGGGTCAGCCGGCCTGCTGCTGCGGGGCCTGCTGGGAGGCCTGCCACGCCTGGAACGCGGCGAGCTGCGGGTCGATGGGCGCGGCCGCGGCGGCCTGCGCCGGGGCCTGCTGGACCGGCGGGGCGACGGGCTGCTGCGCCGGGGCCGAGGCGGCCTGCGGCGGGGCGTACCCCTGCGGGGCGGCCGGTGGCTGGTAGGCCGGGGCCTGCTGCTGGTACGACTGCTGCAGGGCCTGCTGGGGCTGCTGCTCGCCCATGAGGGCGGCGTTGCCGGCAGGCACGTACTGGACGGACCAGTACTTGCGCGACCGCTTGTCGTTGGGGTCCTCGCGGTGCGTGAACGTGACCGTGAGCTGGCCGCCGACCTCGAGGCCGGCCGAGCCGGCGTTGCGGATGCCCTCGCGGACAGCCTCCTTGAGGTACCGGCCCTCGATGTAGAACGTGCGACGGCCGTCGTCGCCCTCGATGGTGGCGTCGCGCTCGTTGGTCTGGACCACGACGTGGATGCCCATGATGGGGTCGCCGGAGGGGAAGAACTTGGGCGAGCCGCCGCCCGGGTTGTTCGGGTCGTAGTCGCGCTCCTGCTTCGCCTGGGGCGGCTCGGCGATGGTGCCGGTGCGGGTCGTGCCGGGGTCGGCGAAGGACCAGCCCTTGGGGCCGCCGCCGCCCATGAGGACGGCGTTGGCGTCGTACGTCTGCTGCGTCATCTGCTGCATCTCCTACGTCGGGCCGTCAGGCGACGGCCGTGGACCCGGCGCCCGGGCGGGTGCCGGAGGTCTGGGGGGCGATGAGCCCGTCGAGCTGGTCGCGCTTCGGTCGCGCGTCGAACCGCTCGCACGAGAACTCGCGCCCGGTGTGGGGGCCGGCCCCGGCGAGCACGACGTCGACGCCGTAGTCGTCGATCCACGAGGCGAACCGGTTGGCCCGCTCGAGGGCCTCGACGGCGAGCCGCTCGTCGTACGGGGTCTGCCAGAGGGCGCCGTCGGTGATACGGAACCCGTTGCGAGGCAGGAACCACACGGCGACGGAGCGCACGTCGTACCCGGCCAGGGCCCAGCCGCGGCCGTAGAGGTTGGCCTGGCGGGCGTACGTCAACCCGGGGTGGCCCTTGGCGGCCTTGACCTTCTTGAGGGTGGTGGTGCCGGTGAGCTTGTAGTCGACGACGGTGCCGGTGTGGATGTCGAGGACGTCGCTGGAGCCGGTGATGTCGACGCCGCGGAGCTGGCCGACGGCGACGCGGCCCTCGGGCAGCCACCGGTCGGTGCCGGTGCGGGCCATGTGGGAGAGGAGGACGCCCTCGGCCCACTCGTGGACGGCGCGGCCGATGGTGGGCAGCCACGGCGCGCCCTCGTCCTCGGCGCTGCCGGCGAGCATGTGGATGAGGCACCGGTCGCAGTCGACACCGAGCTCGGAGGGGCCGAGGGCGGTCTGGAGGGTGCGCTCGTCGTTGGCGATGGCGTGCTCGAGGATCGCCTGGAGGTCGGGGATGCACCGCTCGGGGGGCAGCACGACGCGGGACGCGGGGGCGGTGACGGTCACCGCTTCACGCTCACGCGGGGCGTGCCGGGCGTCTTGAACCCGTCGAGGACGGAGGGCGACAGGTGCGCCTTGGCCTTGGCGAGGTCGATGGCGAGGCCGTAGAGGTACGGGTGCTCGGTCACCGGGTAGGCCGCGGCCAGGGCGTCCCTGTCGAGGGACTGCGGGACCGAGACAACGATGGCGCCGTACGTGCCGTCCTCGTCGTTGACGAGCGCGCGGGCCTCGAGGGTGAGCTCCTTCTCCCGGGCCTCGAGGACCTTCTTCTGGGCGCGGATCTCCTCGAGCTCGTCGGCGACGGGCTTGAGCTGGAGGTCGACGGGGACGCCGGCGGCGGCGTGCTGGGTGTCGGTCATCAGGAGGCCTGCCTCTGGTCGGGGTCGTGGCTGGACTGGACGTCCCAGGCGGACAGCTCGGGCTCGCCGTCGGGGGTGTGCGCGAGGTCCCAGAGCGCGGCGCCGCCGAGCCACAGGACGGGGATGGCGAGGGCGGCGATGACGACCCAGATGGGAGCCAGGTAGATGAAGGCGCCGCCGACGAACAGGCCGAGGGCGGTGGCGACGGTCGAGACGCGCACGGCGCCCCGCTCGCCGCCGGTGAGGCGGTAGGGCGGGCCGACGAGGACCGACGGCGTCCAGGCGTTGTGGTGGCGCCCGGAGCGCAGGCGCTCGTCGGTGGTGCTGTCCTGGTCGTCGCGGCAGCCGGGGCACAGGTGGTCGTCGGGGTCGTCGACGGGGCCGCGGCACAGGAGGCACGCGGGGGCGGTGCTGACGGTCATGCCGCACCGCCGATCCGGCGGGCGAGGCGCTCGTTGTCCGCGGCGCAGTGGCCGTCGATGAGGGCGATGGCGGAGCAGCCGTCGGTGGCGCACTCCGTCTCGGCGTCGCCCAGGGCCCGGCCCAGCTCGTCGTGCAGCTGCTGTGCGGCCTCGTGGGTGAGGTCGATCTGGAAGGCGTTGCCGGAGCGGGCGATCCCGAGGACGACGCTCGTGGCGCCGCCGTCCTCGACACTGGCTGGCTCGTGGGCGACGGACTGGAGCATGAAGGTGCGCTTCGCGGCGAAGAGGCTGCCGGCGAGACGGCGGAGCATGCTGCGGGCGATGGCGCCGGCCTCGAGGTCGAGGGTGACGACGGCGATGTCGCGGTCGCGGCCGACGGCCGTGAGGATGACTGCCGGTGGCACGGAGTGCGCGGTGCTGGCGGTGGCGGATCCCATCTGGGAGACTTCCTTTCGAGTGAGTGGCCCTCGTCCTGCTTCGCGGTAGGTGGCGGGGGCCGCTTGCTGTTCTGGCTGAGGTGTCCCGGGGGCGGTGGGGGGGAGACCGCCCCCGGGACGTCCCGGTCGGTGAGGCTGGGGGCAGGGGGGATGCCGAGCCGCGCGACCGTCCGGGGGCTCTAGGGGGAGCGGCGCTCGGGCGCGCCCTGGCTGATCCACCGCGCGAGTTCGTCGCGCTCGATGACGGGCTTGGAGAGCGTCCGGCCGGCGACCTGCGGGTAGCGGACTTCGAGGTCGCCGGCGCGGACCGCGCGCTGGATGACGTCGACACTCAGGCCTGTGGCGGCGGAGGCGGTCTCGTAGCTGTAGGAGACGGGCTCGATGGCGACGGCGGTCATGCGACCACGCCCTCGAGGCCTCGGGGCCTGGGCTGGTAGTCGGTGACGATGTCAGCGGGGGCCAGCCCGTAGGCGACGGCGAGCGCTTCGAGCATGTCCACCGAGGCGCCCCGGAGGCCGGACTCGATGGCGGAGAGCGTTCCGCGCGAGACGGTGGCGCCCGCCTTGAGGACCTTCCGGCGGTGGAGCTCCTCGGTGACCGAGAGCGCGACCTGCTCGAGCGTGAGTCCTGAGACGGTGCGAAGGGCCCGGAGGGACACGTGCGGGGGGCTCTTCAGCGTCCGCGGCTGGGGGTAAGTCCTGGGCATGAGCCCAGCATGCAGCAAACATGGCACGAGAAGCAAGCAAGGACGTGGCAAACTTTGGACCTGCAGAAACACACTGATGTCACTTGCTGGCTAGCGAAATCACACCCTGGGCGTTTGCCGAGCCGGAGTTATGTTTGCCGAACATTTTTGGGATGGTTGCCGCATGACATCGCAGAGCCAGGACTTCGCCAAAGCCGTGCTGGCCGGCTTCGTCGCCGCTGGGCTCCACACCGACGCCGAGATCGTCGCCGCGGGCGGGCCTTCCACGACGACGCTCACGCTGCTGCGCAAGGTGGCGCGAGGCGAGGAGAGCATGTCCAAGCCGCGCAACCCGACCTGGCGGAACATCGACACTGCCGCCCGCTGGCCAGCCGGCTACGCCCGCGCGCTGTGGGAGGGCGTCGAGCCGCCCGAGACAGGGCATGGCCACCTCGGCTTCGCGCTACATGGCGTGGACAGCGGCGGAGCAGTGCTGGCGTTCCACGAGTGGTCCCGCCCCTTCTTCGAGCTGCCCGTCGGCGACCCAGCGTCCGAGCTCGACTGGGACAACCCGCCCAAGGAGGTGCTGGCCCTCTTCACCGACGAGCAAATCGCCGAGGAGCTCGTGTACCGGCTCCGCATGTTCCGAGGGCTCACCGACAAGTTCTTCGACGACCTACAGGACGTCAACAGCGATGACAGTCTCCCCACCAAGCAGGCCGGGGGGAGCCCGGCCCGAGACGTCCTCAGCCTCGCGGCCAAGCGCGGCCGGCGCGAAAAGGCGTACGACGACCAGTCCTGACGCGGGGTGTCGGTGACCGCACGTAGGTTCCGGTCGCATGCACCCCCACCCGTGGCGGGCGCTACGGGGGTTCGCGAGAGTGCGCCTCGTGTGGCGCTCGGACCTTCCCGACGACGTCATCAGCGCAACCGACGGAGAGCGCATCTACATGCGCCACGACCTCTCGCAGGTCGAGCGCCGGTGCGCCCTGGCGCACGAGCTCGCGCACGTCCGGCGCGGTGAGGGGACCTGCCAGCCGGAGGAGGTGGAGCGCGTCGTCGACAACGAGGCGGCCCGCTTCCTCCTACCTGACATCCACACCGTGGCTGACGCCCTGGTCTGGGCCGGCGGGCACATCGGGGAGGCCGCGGACTCCCTGTGGGTCACGCGCTGGCTGCTGAGGGCGCGGCTGGACCGCCGGCACCTGCATCCCGCCGAGGTGGCGATCCTGCGGGAGCGGACCGCCGCCGCCGACCCGACGCCCTGACGCGCGAGGCCTACCTGAGGGCGCCGAGCTGGAGGCGCGCGGCGACGTCCTCGAGCGCGGTGCGCACCCGGCCGCGGTCGGTGTGCAGGTACGCCTTCGTCGACAGGATGGTGGCGTGGCCCATGATCGCAGTGATGGTCTGGTCGTCGACGCGGGCCTCGCGTAGCAGGGTCGCGGTGGTGTGCCGGGCTTCGTACAGCGTGAAGCGCCGGCCCTGCTCGCCGTCGACGCTCGCGACTCGTGCCGCGTCCTGCAGCCGTACCCATGCGGCGCGGTCGTCGCCGTCGTCGCGTGGTCGCCCGTCGGGCCTTGGCCAGACCAGCCCGAGCGGCGAGGCCGGGCACTGCTCGCGCCACGCGATGAGCGCGTCCCGCATCCACGGCACGAGCGGGATGATGCGCTGGCCGCTCGCGGTCTTCGGCCGGACGAGGTGCAGGGCGCCGTAGACCTGGCGCGCGTTGTACCCGCGGGGGACGCGGAAGCCGCTGGTCCGGTCCCGGGCCACGCGGTAGGGGAGCGGCTTGAGCTGCCACGAGACGTCGATGACGCCCTCGTCCAGGTCGACGAGGTCCCACGTGAGGCCGAGGCACTCGGCTGGTCGCATGCCCTGCAGCAGGGCGGCGACCCAGCGGGAAGCATCCGGGAGTGTGGCAGCCTGCTCGAGGAGCGCGAGGGCGTCAGGCAGTGGGATGGCGTCTCTGTCGCTCTCGCCGGGCGCCGCGGTCTGCACGAGCAGCACGGCCTGCGGCACGGGGTGTCCCTCGATGACGGCGTCCTTGAGCATCTTCGTCAGGACGGCGAGGCACCGAGAGATGGTCGACGACGCGCGCCCCGCCACCTCCATGGCCCGCTCGACGGCGCGGACGTCGGCCGGCCGCAATGCCTCGAGCCGACGGTGCCCGATCGTCGGGACGATCCAGGTGGCCACCTGCGAGGCGTTCGCCTGCCACGTCGTCGGTCGCAGGGAGCGGGCGGTGATCTCGAGCCACTGCTCGGCCCAGGTCTTCACGGTGGGCTTGCCGCCGACGGTCGGGGCCTGCTGCTGCTCGGCCTCGCGCATCGCCTCGCGCAGCTTGCGCTGGACGGCCATCTTGGTCGGCCCGACGCGCGTCTTGCGCCGGCGGGTGCCGCGGGCGGTCCAGCCGGTCTCGATGGTGCCGACCCACCGCTTGCGCTTCTCGTCGTACCAGACTGATCCGGTGCCGTAGGCGCGCCGGGTGCTCGTCAC